CCAAATGCGGTAGGAGCGGTCGGACGTGTGGGCAGAGAGGCAACCTTAAGTGACTCTATTTCGGAGTCTGTAATTTTCTTAGTGTTCATAACTGTTCCTTTCAATAAAAAACTATTTGTGCTTTATTCTTCCTTTCGGAGTATATCTGTAGGATATAGAATACACGCCTATAGGAGAGCGGAAATCGTCGCAGTAAACCGCAAGCTCCTTGTCTATCCAGTTTTTCTCCTTTTCGTTTATCGGAAGACTGATGCTTTCCTCACAGTCAAGAGTTAAAGAAGCAAAGCACCAATCGGAAAAATCCGGCAGGTTGTTTGGAAATGCGGAGTATTCGATATATCCCGAGCGGTCGGTTTTCGCTTCGCATTTTATTTTCCCGGTTCCTGAGAGGCGGCATTTCAGAGTCAGAGAATGCTTGACCGTGTTTTTTGTCAGCCCGGGAAGAGAGCAGTCGGACGGGGCGGTACGAACACCGCACCGCATGCTGTGCGTATCAAAGGTGTAAAAGCTTTTATGAATAGTGCGTCCGTACGCCTGCCTGTACTCATCCGTGTCAAAGCCTTCTGCGTTTGCTACAGCCTCCGGAGCGACTCCTCTTTTGTCATTGTTAAATATACAGAGATCGCCGTTATCCGTTCCGAAAAAGAGAAGATCACCCTCAAATCCCGCTATGGTAGTCAGGGGATGAAAGATTCCGCCCTTTTTCTCCTCGGTGGGATACAGCTCGTATTTTTTTCCCTCTATGACTGTGTAGTATACCGTTTCTCCGTTTAACTGAGAGCTTAACACCTCGGTTTCCGGCTCACGCTCGGGACTTTGGTGTATATTGTAGCCGGGGTGAGCGGTAGAAGCAAATCGGTATACCCGTGTCGCATTTTCGTAGGTTCCGACGTCTCGCATATAATACCACTCGTACTCTCTGTATCCGCTCTCGTGTATGAACGTGGCTCTTGAGTCGGCAAGATATATTTTTCCGTTGATTCCTACCGCGAGATAGCCGCACCACTCGGCAAGCGAGGCTTTCGAGAGGTCCTCGCTCAGCAAATCCGCGTTCACGTTATGGGAGCGGCAGGCTATGCTTCTTTCAAGCGAAAGAGTCTTTTTGTCAATTGCCGATATGCCCGCCTTAGAGATAAATATCGGGTCGTCAAAGAATGAAATGGAATTTCCGATAGCGCCGATACCGTTATGCGTGTAGCTTACGGGGTATATTCTGGGCATCACGTTAAGTGACGTATCTCTTGGGGTGTGGTAGAATATACTGCCGCCTCCGTCGTCAGCGTTTTTAAATACAAGCAGCGAATCGGCAGAGCTCAGCATCGAGCTTACTCCAAACGTTCCGAAGCCGTCGCAGAAGTAATTGTAAGCACCGAAGTAAAGAGGGGAGCTGTCCCCCTTTTCTCTCGTTGAATAGAAGACCATTCCCGGCAGTGAGGGATTTCCCGAAACAAAGACTCTTCCGTCAAAGCTTTCGGAGAGTGTGCAGCCTGCAATTATGTCAAAGCCACTGCCCGTATACCCGTAATCGAAGAAGAAATCGCTTGCCTCGGATATCGAATCGTCCTTTCCGTTATCTGCCCTTGCGTATATTTCAACCTCTTTTCCCTCTATAGAGCGCCTGTCGGCTACGGAAAAGATTACAGAGGTTCTTCCGTCAGATCTGAGTACCGTGCTGTATGAGGATATAACCTCGCCGTCGATCTTCACACTGATAATTTCACCTAAGGGTGTGTTGATCGGAATTTCGAGAGTTAATGAGAGATCCTTTTGAAAGCTGTAAATTACCATGTCGGAGAGGGACTCGCAGTTTTCTATAGTCGAGAAGTTCTTTTCGTCGGAGGCATAGCGGATTATGCTCATGCCCTCGCAGGCATCAAATATTCCGTCGCCAACCTTTTGAATTTCACCTCCGAGGTAAAACGTGCTGAGCGAAGCGCAGTTTTTGAACGCATAATCGTCTATGAAAACAGGTGCGTTGTACGCATATACCTGGGAGAGTGAGGAGCAGCCGGAAAAAGCGAATTTTCCTATCCTGTATATTCCGATGCCCATTCTTATTCCGACTATGTTTTGGTTATTGAGAAATGCGTTGTCGGAGATCTCGTCTACCTTGTACCTCTTCATTCCTATCTTGGCGTATGACGGAATATTAAGGATTCCCGAAAAAGCGGAGCTGACACCTACCACGGCACACAGCCCGAGCTTTTCGTCGGTTATCCTGTAAAGGATGCCGGGCGAGCCGTATATTACCATTTCCGCAGCACCTATCATGTATTTTTCCTTGAACCTGTCTGTGAGAAGATTTTTCTGTTCTATTCTCTCGTCATTGTAAAAGGTCGTGGGAACGTATACCGCCGAGTCCTCTGAACTGATTTTAACGGCAGTGCCGTCGGCTGAAATCTTGAGTATTTCCATTCCGTCAAGAACGTATAGGTCTGTTCCGAAACGGAATGCGGTGCTTTTTGTATCACGCATTTCCGCTATAGGAGAAAGCGCGGGGAGAAAGTCTCTTTTTGAAGTTTCAAAGCGGAAAATATTTTTTCCTGCGTGAACTACCGTGTAGTCTGCACCCGATTCATTTTTATGGGAATATATAGCATGTATTTTACCGCCGAGGGATGCTATTTTTCTGAATCCGGGAACACTTTCTATGAGAGAGCCGTTACCGCCCTCGTAGTCGCGGTACATATTCTCAGCATAGGCATATTTTCTTTTTTCGCGGTCGGATGCTCCGATAGAGAAATCAACTCCGAGCATATCCCTGTAGGTGAGGGTGTATTCTGAATTTGTGCCTATACTCATCATGCCCACCCCGTAACGTCATCGTATCCGCCGCCCAGAGCGCGAGTGTCAAACTGCTTTACTGCCCTTAGTGCTTCCTTGTAGAGAGCAAGATAATATTCAGCCTTATCGGGAGCGTCGTCCGCCCAGTAATATGCAGCGGTGAGAAGAGGAATAAGATGCTCGCTTTCTCTTGTCATAGGTATTTCTTCGTCAGGACTGTCGGGATTTATTTTCGGAGCGGCAGCTTTATAATATAGCAAAATCCTGCCTCTGTATCCCCAGGGAATTATAAGACGGTCTGTACGCAGCATAGCCCCTTTTATTGTGTTTCCCATACTGTCTTTGGGAAGAGAAGCGAATGAATGAAAATCCTCTCTGAGCTCGGATATCTTATATTCAAACGGCTCTCCGTACGAGAAGAGGTCCTCCTCGTTCATAGAACGTACCGCATCGAATACGGCAATGTTAAATACCTCAAAGGAAAATTCTCCGAAAAATGTCAGTGTAGCCTCACCGGATATAAATCCCCGCCACAGATATAGCGGAGAGGAAAAGCTGTACTCGCGCCTCTTGCCGTTTTCCTCTATGGCAAAGCTTCCGTTGCCTGATACAGTGAAAGAAAATGCTCTTCCGTTTATTTTGAACGTTTCGGAATTTTCGGCACTGTGAGTGAATGATTTGCAAACAAGTGTTGGCATTACGGGGTAATGTTCAATCAAAATGCTGTTGTAAACACCTCGTTCTGTGTACACCGTTGCCAATGCTCTTTTGACGGCGAAGAGAAGATTTTTATCTAATTCTATTTCGCGCTCAAAGCCAAGAGCCGAGAGCTCTTCCTTTAAATCGTTAAGTGTCATTCTTGTACCATCCTTTTTAGATTTAGGGCAGCTCAAAAACAGAGCTGCCCCTTTTAATATCAGAGCTTAGTAGCGTTGGTTACCGCGGTTGCGCTGTCGGTAGCAAAGAGAATATGCTTGTAAGTTCCGAATCCGATACCGAATCGGCATCTGCCGTTCCATATGTAGTTGCCGGTGTGATGGTCAACCCAGTTTGAAACCGTGAGAGGAACTCTGTTAAAGAACATATTTCCCGAAAGGTTCTTTAGCCTCGGAGGACATAACTATGCAGCTGTCGGTGTCGGAAATCCAGGTGGGAAGCACCACAACGTTCCAATTGCCGTAGTGAAGGTTGATATCGTTATAGCCGTTGCCGAGTGCACTTACGCTTCCGCAAACCTTCTTTGCGATAATCTCAACCATAGGTCTGTTACCCGGAAGAATAAGCGTATCGGCAGTATAGCCGAGGGGCTCTCCGTTTTCATCCTTCATATTGCGAAGCTTTATGGAAAGCTCTGAGAGTGCCTCTTCGAAGGCAGAGGTTGAGAGCACTCTTTCTCCTGCGGCACCTGTTCCGAAAATATCACCGTAGAAGTAGTTGGACTGCTTTCCGGATGTAGGTTCGGAGCCGTAGCTGTGATAATTTGAGAAAAGCGGCTTTCCGTCGGCTGTTGTGAGGTCGATGCTTGTGCCTGCAAAATGGGTAGAGCTCTCTCTTCCGTTTATCAGAGCCACGGAGCAGAGCTTGTTCATTGTTTTGTAATACGCACGGGTGAAGTTTTCGGCTCTGCGCTTAGCCTCGCTTGCAATGCCGTAATTTGCATCCTCCATCATTTCGGCGGTGATTACGAATTCCTTCATAAACTGAATGTGCTCGATGAATTTAGAGTAAGTATCTCTTACGGTGTCAAGTTCAGCACCGGCACCCTCCTTTGCCGCCTTGAATACGTCAAATTCGTTCTGACCTACTATGGTCTCGCCGAAGCGAGAGCTCTTTTCAACGTTGAAGAGCCAGGAGCAGATACCTCCCTTCTTTGTGAGAAGATCGCTCTCGTGCTCGATTATCATTTTTATGGGGGTTTCAAGCTTGCCTATGGCAGAATTTGCAAAACCTGTGCTTTTAGAATATACTATCATTTTTTATCTCCTTTTTTAGACTACCAGAACGGTTATTTTGCCGTTCTTTTTGTTTGAATCGTCGATTATTTCGAATACAGGGGCAAGGCCTACCTGCAGGTATGCGCCCTTGTCGTAATCGTCCAACGTGATGTCGCAAAGTGTGTTCACCGCGACTTCGCCGAGGTTGGTGCTTGGATCCAAATCCGCCTCAAGCACCATACCGCGTGTGATTCTGATACACTTTACGTACTTATCCTCCTTATACGTTTTAGAGGTAAGCGCGAGGTATCTCGGAAACTGACCGTCATACATGTCACGCATGATTCCGTCGTGGGCGGAGATTATTGTACCTGCACGTACACTGCCGCCGATATTGTCCTTTACAGGAGCATGGATGAGGCTTATTTCCGTGGGATGATTTTCATTGTTAATCGTTCTTAAATACTTAAACATTTGATTTCCTTTCTTTACTGTGTTACTTTTCTGTATAGATTCCTTATTTCGCTGTCGCTCATACCGTCAAACAGCTCTCTTGCCGCATCAAGCTCGCTTCTCGGAATTTCAGAGAAGGGAACAGACATTTTTCTCGGGACGGAGGATGAAAGATGAGCTCTGTTGTCAAGCTTTTCTTTTTTTCCGCCGGAGGCGAGATATGCTTCTCTTGGTGTAAGGCCGAGATCTCTCAGTGCACCGTATCTTAAAGGGTCCTTGAGGTCGGTTATCCTTAGTGCCTCTTTTTTTGAGAACTCTTCGGAGAGCTCTTGCATATCTGATTTCAGAAGCTCACCGTAATCGGTAGAGTCTTCCTTATCGGTCTCATCTGTCGCGGGGACCGATAACGGCTCCTCCGATACTTCGGAATCCTTGAAGCTCGGCTCGCCGTTTTCTTCCGGCGGCAGATCTGTTATGAGCTTTTCGTTTTCGGAGGTCATTTCTTTTTACCCCCGACGCGTAAATCTCTGCCCACGTTTTTGGTTACCTTGGGCGTATTCTTTCCCTTGGTGTTGGGAGCATCGATTTTGTCAAATCCGAGATTTCTGTAGGGCTGTGAATAGTTGTTGTTTTTCATATTCTTTTCCTTTCGTTTAATTGTTTTGGTTGGCTATTTCCCTCAGGTAATCAAGATAGCTCTTTTGGGAAACGATATCTCCAACCGATTCGTTGGTTCTGAAGGCGAACTCTCCGAGTCTTTGTGCATCCTCCTCGGAAAGACCGAGTGCAAGAGCATATTCTTTTGCCTGGTTCATGGTAAGGTACTTCGAGATTATAGTATTCGTTACCTTTGTTACGGCTGCGTTTCGTGCAACCTCGGTTGCGCTCTTTGCAACACTTGCCGCATTAGTTTCGTCAAGTCCTGCCTTTAATGCGTATTCGTATGCTTCATCGTAGTTTATAATACCAAGCTCCTTAAGATCGGATTCGGTATTTTTTATAAGCTGCTCTTTCATCTTCTGATAGCTTTTCTTAGCCGCGGATTCTTCCTTTGCTGCTTGACTTGCGAGCTTTTCGGCAGCCTTTTTAGCTTCTTCTTTGGCTTTTTCCTCTGCCTCTATTTTTTCCTGCTTTGCTTTTTCCTCGGCTTTAAGCCTTTCCGCCTCTGCTTTCGCTTCCGCTTCAAGTCTCTTAGCCTCTTCCTTTGCAGCCTTTTCAGCAGCCTCCTCGGCTTCTTTCTTAGCCTTTTCTTCAGCCTTGATTCTCTCAGCCTCGGCTTTTGCTTCGGCTTTAAGTCTCTCAGCCTCTGCCTTTTCTTCAGCCTTGAGACGTGCAGCCTCTTCCTTTGCTGCCTTTTCGGCAGCCTTTTCTGCTTCTTTCTTAGCTTTTTCTTCAGCCTTGATTCTTTCAGCCTCGGCTTTAGCCTCCGCTTTAAGTCTCTCGGTCTCCGCCTTTTGTTCGGCTTTTATGCGTTCCTTTTCGGCCTTTTCTTCTGCAGCAATACGCGCACTTTCACGCTTTTGCAGCTCACCGTCATATCCGATTTTATTGTCGGTGTCTGTTTTAAGATAGCTGTGGATTGCTTTTCCAAGGCTTTCCTCTTTGTTTTTTTCAAGCGTCTCGCCAAGATATTTTGCATATCCGCTTTTGGAAAGTCCAGCATTATGTAGCGACTGAGCCGAGCTTGAAAACTCAGAGCTGTCCATGGCATTTTGCGCGTAGGTTTTTCCTATGCTGTCCGAGAGGTTGGATGTGGGGTCGATGCCGTTTTTTCTGAGCCATGCCTCGTATCCCGCCTTTGACTTGCTTATCTTATTATTTCTGAGATAACTATTTATGAATTTTTCAATAGAGCTCTTTGATTTCGCCAATATCCTCTGCCTCCGTTTCCTGTTCTTTTTCTACTGCAAGCCGGAAGTATTCCACGTTTTCTCTTGCGTGCGGGTAGTGCGCCCTTTCCTGAGCTTGCCAATATCTTAAAAGGGTTATTGAGCTTTCGGGATTTCCGAGAGCGCCTGCTGTGAGGTTTTCGAGATTTCTTTGCCACAGAGCCTCTCTCTGATATTCCGCGCCGCCGTTGAGGTCGACGGAGAAGAGATAGGCATCGTCGTAATAATACTCGCCGCGCTCTTCGCTATATTCAACGAAATCGTATTTACAGAATTCGGCATTATGTATCCTTCCGTAAGCATCCTTGTAGGCGAGCGTGCGCGATTCATCAGCGAAAGCAAGATAAAGCTCGAAGATTATTCTGTCGATATCCGCGTATGCCGTATGCTTCATTTTTCTCTTTGATTCAAGTCTTCCCGTAGCCTGTGATATTTGCAGCTGGCGAGCATATCCCGACTCATTTCCCGAAGTGGAGATTCCCATAAGAGCATCCGATATACCAAGCGTACGCTTTGCCTGGTCGTAAAGTCTCTCGGCTTCCGCAATGTCCTGAGCGATATCGGGAGTGGTATCCACCTTTCCGTATTGCTGGGCTGATTCTCCGGGCTTCATTTTTATAACCTGTCCGAACACAGAATTATTTAGGGATATGGTTGCATCCTCGGGAACGATAGGGGTTATACCTGCTCTGAGCAGCTTCTGCAGTATCCTGGATTCTATTTTGTTTATCGACTGCTGCTGAGGACGCAGAAATTTGCAGTCAGACTGACCGAAAAGCCTCTCGTCACCCGACGTGTTTTTTCTGATTACGATAGGGAATGATTTAGGGGTGTAATACGGGATTTTCGTGCTGCTGATTTTAAGCCCGTTTCCGTCATCGGACATATAAGGGGAAAAGGAAGGAATTACACTCTTGTCGGAGAGCGTTATTTCGTTCTCAATCTCCTCATACATCACGTCTATTTCATCAAAGCTTTTTTGCGTGCAGCTGCACAACGAAGCATTTTTTAAGCATCGTTTGCAAACTTTTGTTTTCCTTTTGTAGTAAGCCGGCAGGTCTGAAAGAATCAGATCGCCTGAGAAAACGAACTTGCCTACATCCCCGTTTTCGTCGCGGTAAAAGGCAATTGTGATTCTCACGGTATCGGAGCTGTTTGCGCTACTGCCGCAGTCAAAATCCGCAAGCCCGATTTTTTCCGGCTTAACCGAATACTTGCGTACAAGCTCGCCTGCGCTCGATGTGAATTCGAGAAAGCAGTAATCCATATCATCTATCGATGCGGCGGACGGCTGAGGTATAAAGTTTTTAGGTGAAAGGCAATGCAGTCTGACTGCACCTATTTCCTTTCCCAAGGCTTGCGAGTTATCCCATTCCGCATACCAGATGCTGGAGCCGTATATGTACGTGTATCTTTCGTCGATATCGTTCATCTCTTCATAGGGAAGCCTGTCTCTGACAGAGAGGAGAAGACGCTCTATGCTTTTTGCATTTCTGTCCCGCTTTTCGCTGTAGCAGGCAGCATCCACCTTTGGAGGCGGAATATCCGAGGATATCTGGCTTTCTATCATTTCATAAGTTATGTTTCTTACCGTAGCTGCTCTTTCGTGCGAGCCGTCTATGGCGTCGGAGCCTTGATACTGTTCCATGTAGGTGTCAAACTCGCTAAGCTTT